GTTTTACTTCCGCGACCTGGCTGCACCGACGAACATCGCAGCGAGTGCAGAAGGATATGATATCTCAGGAACCGTCAGGGTGTACTGGGACGCACCGGTAGACGAAACGGTCACTCAGTACCGCGTGGACACAAGAAAGCTCTCACAGACCGACTATGACGCGATTATAGCGGACCCAACGCTTGGTGAACCGCAGTCGGATTGGACACAGACGCAGATTGATGCGTGGGACGCTTATTTTGAGAACCCGCAGACAACGCCTGATACCGAAATCCTGCTCCCCAACCTGAAGTCGGGATACTTCCAGTTCCGCGTTCGAGCTGAGCGCGGCCGTTCGGTATCAGATTGGGAAGTTCTCACCTATCATCTGGACGCGCCTGAATTCCTAAACTTCATCACCGGTCTACGCACTGTTGATGGCGGCATCACGTTTGGTGGGCGTGACTGTGAGCTGATCTGGGATGACATCTTTGCCAACGCGACAGCGGAAGACAAAGAAGACCTCCCCTATATCCTGCAAGACTATCAGGTTGAAATTCTGACGACGGGAGATGCGTTGCTGCGGACTGAGATCGTTCAGCAGCCGCGATACATCTATTCCTACGACAAGAACTCTGAAGACGCCTCCCCTTCTCGAGCACGCCGTACCTTCAAGGTGCGTGTGACGGCTCGTGGCCGACAAGGTCAAACATCGCAGAGCCAGGAACTCACGTTCTCGAACCCGCCTCCAGTCATTGTTGGATCCCCGACAATCAATGGTTTGGACGTTACGCTCCCTATTCCGATTGACTCCGACTTCCTTGGCTACCGCGTGTGGACCAAGACGACGAACGACATCAATACGGCCACCGATCCTTATACCGATCTGAAGCAGAACTCGTTCCGCATTCCGGCGGCGACCGGACAGACGGTTTATTTCGTGTACGCGCCGATCGACGAATTCGACGACACGACTTTCAACATCTCGCCTGTCTATTCGGTCGATGGCGACTCCGGTGACAACCTGGGACCGATCTTGGATCGGCTGAATGATGCAGAAGCCGATATCGATAATGCAGAAGCCGATATCGACGAGATCTACAACGCCACGATCCTTGGAGAAGGCTTCCCCGGTTTCGCGATTGTAGGTGGACACGGTTCTATCGAGCTGGAAGCTAACGTCCCATCTGCGTCTGACATTTCAATATCAGAAGGGTACTTCGATCACCCTTATCTTGAACGCATTGACGTTCCCACGACGGTTTTCTCAACCGCTTTCGGTGTGCAGTTCGCACCGCCAGAAGAATGGTTTGTTGTCGTCTACTCCGCACAGGACGTTGCTTCTCGCTTCTCCAATGGTGCCGGCGCCGGAAACTTCTTCCCTGCGACCTACGATGCAACCACCGCCACATGGTACGCGTGGGGTACGAGCATGGGGACTGCGGAAGCATTCGTCCCGATCAACACCGATGTCGTCATTGCAAAGGCGATCAAAACCCTTGCGCCAGGTGAGACGCAACAATCTGACGTAAACGGCATTATCGAGCTGATCGAATACGTTCGTGACACGAACGTCGTGAACTCACGCCTGGACGAAGTTTCAGCCGAGGTGGACACCAAGGCTAGCCAAGCTTCCGTCGAATCTCTGGAATGGGCGCTGGCCGGTTTTCAAGAGGCTGTTGCGGTCTATGAAACGCAAGTCAACGCACGCTTTATCGATAACGAGGCTGACATCTCGTCGGCGCAGCGATCCATTGCTGATCTCGATAGTGCGCTAGCCTCTTTCACCCAGACTGTAACTTCCACGTTCGCTACGAAGGCGAGCGTCGCTTCAGTCAATGACGTGCGGAACTCTTTGGCGACGCTGAATGAGGCACTGGCACGGTTTGAGCTGGAGGTTGGAGCTCAATTGGCAGATAAGGCGTCTGTTGCAGAACTGACGACGCTCGGAAACTCTCTCGCTAATCTGACGACGGCATTCTCTCAGCTTGAGACCAATCTTTATTCGGCGTTGAACCAACGCGCCACCGTCGCAGAGCTGAACGAAGTTAGATCGACACTGGCTACGGCGACGCAAAGTATCGCTCAACTTGAACTTACGATTAGTTCAACGTTCCCTACTCTCGCGACACAAGCCGACATCAATGAAATCCAACAGACGATCGCCGATCTTGAAGGCGCTCAAGCCACCATTGAGCGCAATCTTTCAGCGCAGATAGCATCACGAGCTAGCCAGGCCGATCTTCAAACCGTCGCGGCTGCGCTCGCTGCATCCGACCATGCTCTTGGGATTTATCAGAATGAGGTCACAGCGCGTTTCCAAAGTGTCGAGGGCGCTGTCACTCAAACCGCGTCCGTCGTCGCCGGCATCAATGGTCGATTAGCCTCTACCTGGGGGATCAAGCTCAATTCAAATGGCCATGTGAGTGGCATTTATGGATTGAATGATGGGCGTCGCGCCTCTTTCGTTTTTGACGCAGATGAGTTATACTTAGGGCGTCCTGGTTCTGGTGGCATTAGACCGTTCCAAATCGTGGGTGACACGGTTCGGATGTCGAATGTCGAAGTGGATAATATCCGCGCCAGGTCCATCACGACTGATCACTTGGCTGGCGCGGCTGTAACCGACGCGATTGCTTCTGTTAAGAACAGCGCCAACCCGATTAGTCCGGATGATCAATTCGAATTCCAAGACCAAATCGTTTATTATAGCGAGACGGGCGGAACAATTCGCTTTGAGTACCAACTGTATTTAGATGTTGGCTCCGGCGCCGGTGACAAAGTCGGAATCGCCGTCAAAATGCAGGACAACGGAAGGCAGCTTACGCCTCGTGACCAGTGGCACCTCCTAGAGCGAGGATTCCCACACACCATCTCCGGCAGTGTCATCGTCGCAAACGCCAGCGCAGGCTGGCATACGCTACGACTCGACGTGATGGCTTCGAACGGTAGCGGCACAGCTTCGGGCGCCACGGTCTCTTCAAGCGAACTGTTTATGCAAGTTTATAAGGATGACCGCTAATGTCTGAGGTCGCTTACACGATCAATGCCGCGATCTTCGACCGTAAGGGCGAAGTCGTGAAGATTATGAAGGCGACACCGCGACACCTGAATATGAACATCGTTTCTGGTCAGGTCTGGCGCGAGATCGATGCGATGGTCGTAAATCCTGATCACGTACCACCCCTCGAAACCTTGCGCCGCCACCCTGAGTTTAAGAGGCCACGGTGACCCGGTTTCGCAGGAAGACATACAATCGGCCAGCACCACCGCCGAATACCTACGCTGAAATCACACTGCAAAAGCATCGTGCAAAAGCGGGTGGAGTATTTGCATTCCAGCAGTCCATAGCGGGACTTCATGGAGCTTCAATTGGCGGCAGCGGATATCCGGTTCGCTTCGTCGTTTCAGGCGTTCACGCGGCACCGGTGTGGCATCGACTAAGAGGAAAAGGCAACCTCTACAGAACGCATGGCGTTGGCGTCGATATCCACCGAAATGCCAGCCAGAATGTGAACTCTGTGCAAGGCGTAAAATCGGGTCTGATTTCGGTCCCGTCGCAAAGTGTAAAGCCGAGCGTTCACGGCTCGCTCGTGACGCAGAATTCAGTCGCCTCTCAAAACCTGGCCACGCTTCATGCGGTCAGCACCCCAACACAGATCGGGGATCGAGACGATTGGCCGACCTTGCAATGGCAAGACGAAACTTGGGAATCCTTCACGTGGGGTGAAGGTCTAATCAACTGGGAACCTAACTCATGACAGTAGTTCTAACTGACACTGGCGCCATCGCGATGATGGAGCTTTTGAAGGCTGATGTAGATGCAGCCACCTACGGCTGGTACATCGCAGCCGGCTCTGGAGACTCAGGGTGGGATGCTCTCCCTTCTATCCCTGATCCGGCTGAAACGTTGACCGGTCTGGTCGCTCATTGGGGTCACTTCAAGGTGACCACCGCTCAGTACGTAACGCCGGACGCTGGAGGCGCGATCGCCACCGGTTCAAACGAAAAGTGGTCCGTCTCTGGATCGCCAACCCGCTACATGTATCTCGAAGCTCCGGTCGATTTTGCCGATGCTCCGACAGAGACCATTCGCGAACTGGCGCTGTATATCAAACCAACGCCTGGAACGGGTCACGAAGCGCAGAACTTCCTCCCACCGGCCGATCTCGACGTGCTCGGCACAATTCTGACGATGGAACGTATCGCGGCCACCCCGCGAAACGGAACTGACGGCGTTCTGAAGCTGGTGTTCCGGATTGGTGACGTTGCCTCGTAAGTAAGGAACTGATCGATGGGATCTCAAACCACTAATAGAAACTACCCGAAAATCGCCGCAGGTGACAATATGCGCGCGACTTCGGTCCCCGAACTAGCTCAGCTTGCAGAGATGGTAGATGCCGATGTCGAAGGTATCTTGGCCGTTCAAGCCGGACAGGCGGATGCAATCAATGATGCAGGCTCGCTCGCCGCATCCGCACAGTCCGCTGCAACCGAAGCGGCTGCGAAAGCAACCACGAACACGGATGATATCACCGCGCTTAACTCGGAAGTCGCGAAGGTTAGTTCTCTCGGCAAGGTCAAACTGGATTTGCTGTCATCGAGCACCACTTTGACCGCTCCCGCCTGGTTGAAACCAGATGGTCTTGCCAGTCACGTCCTCACACTAGGATCGGGGTTTGTAGATGGTGATGTGATTATCATCTCCGACCCAAAGGGTACGCTCCCCACAACGAACATTAGTCTCGTTAGCGAAACCCCTGGCGTCGAACTGGTTGAGAACTCAGACTTTTCCGGCGGTGAAGTTACCATCGATCACTCTCCAAACGGGTCGCACACTGTCCCAGCTTCGTGGGACGTTCAAAATCCAGCGAGTGTGAATGCCGCTGCTTGGTCGACCGCCGCAAATCTGGTGAGCTTCGAAGCAACCGCCAGCGGCGGCGGAATGATCGAAGATGCAATCTATACGCTGAACGTTGGCCATCGCGTCGCTGTTAAAGCTCGCAAGGTCTCAGGCGATACAACCGCTCGATTGATATTGTACGTTCAAGGCAATGCTATCGACGTGGACGAAATGGTGATCGTGCCTGCCGATGACACGAATTGGCACGAGTTCTCCGGCGATATCGAACCCACCGTTTCAACCGATCTCATCATTGAATGCCGAGACGGTGCGGCCGTGTGGGAAATCGAGTACGTGCGCTGCGCGCAGTTTGCTCGTTTCCGCCTGGATTCAGCAACAGTCGGTGAATCTCTCAACCTCGACGTAGGCGGCATCTCGCTCGCCTACGACCTCGAAGATAACGAATGGCAAAAGGTGTAACTTATGGGCGCTGTTATTAATCAATCCGCAGCATCAAGCGGCACTGGCGGAAGCTCTGGTGGAGGTGGTTCATCTGAATCGGCGCTGGCCAATTTGTTTCTGAACGGTCATGTCGATCAAGCTATTGCCACCGCAGACGCGGACGCCGTGTTTCACAAGCTGTTCCGTGGAACGACAGGCCAGGCGCTCAGCGCAGAACACGAAACCCTCGCTGCTGCTCTCGGAGTGAAGGCGGATCGGGCGAAAATCCACAATGACCCTCACTGGGCAACACTTGGATGGAAATCAGAGGCGATCCGTACGGCGCTTCTGGACACTCACCCGAATGAACCTTTCATGTGGGATACTGCTCAACTGACGGACGTGAACACCAATGCCGTCTATACGCTGATGATTGGCGACAATGGTCGCTACATCTATTACCGCCTCGGCTCGTCCGGCAGCACAATGTATCGACGTGAGATGACCACACCCGGTGACTTGTCCACGCTGGGTACTGCTGTTGGTGTCTCCGTCGCTGGGTTCTCTAACATTAGTTCGTCTTACAATTGGAGCCTCAGTGACGATGGCACTGTGCTTATGAAGGCGAACAACAGTTCGATCCAATATGCTGTTCTCTCTACTCCGTGGGATCTGTCTACTATGGGGTCGGTTCAGACAGAGACCCCGACTGGTTCGGCGATTTACGCTGCAACCATGTCCCCTGACGGCACAAGAATTTACGTCTGGATGCAGAATAACTCCGGCTCTTCGCCAAGCGGCAAAGACGGCTGGATGGAAGGCACAATGACGACGCCGTACGATATTTCCACGGTGACGTGGGACTATGATCGTGTGTTTTACATCCAAGACGCGAACGTGCCGAAAGGGTTTGGCTTCCTGCACGGCGGGAAGATTTTCTTCCATTGCACTTCCAGCGTAACGCACTTCTACCGCCTCGAAAACGCCGGTAATCTGGTTGACGGCAAGATCGAACAGATCACCGGCATGACGCAAAGTTTCTCGACGAGCGCCTGGGAAGTTCACTACAACCAACACTCAATCGAAGTGATCAATTGCTCGCCAGACGGTAACTCGATCTACGCACTGTCCGAAGAGATTTTGATGAAGATCGATACTGACGGTTTCGATTGGGACAACGCAGAGACGGTAACTGGCGCAGAAGGTTTCGCAATGGATTACCTGGCCGATCAGGTCATGGAAATCGAAGACCCCGACTCTCTACTCAGCGGAAAAAACCTTCAAGCGTTGTCATTCTCGGAAGATGGCCAATTGATGTGTCTCAGTTGGGAGGCGTCAAACCAAACGACATACATGCAGTTATTCTACCTCCCTATTCCGTGGGATCTGAACTCTGCTATTCGAATTGACGAAGTCACTCAGGCAACCAGCGCCGAGAATATGACCATCAGTCCAGACGGCACTGTGATGATCCACGGCTACTGGAATTCGGGCAGCACCATGAAGGTGCAGAAATACGACCGCCATCTGAAAACATTCCTCGAAGATACCGTATCGAGCGTGATTGCAACGGCCACAGCACCGGTGCCGAATATTACGTGGGCCACGAACCATCCGCCGGCGTGGGCGTGGTCACCGAACGGCGACCGTTGTTTCTTCGCTTACCGCGACGCATCGAACTATCTGCAACTTATGTCTGTTGATTGCGGTCAGCCTTTTATTTGGCCGAATTCGCTCAACGGTGCGAACAATAAGATCGGTCCAACTCGCGCCGACAGTTTGTTGACGGAGTACACCAGCACGAACAACGTCAAATCGCTATGGGTAAAACGTGACGGCAGTAAGCTGTTCACGATACCGGAAAGCAAAAACTACCCAATCGTGTTCGACCTGGCCACGGACTTTGATGTCAGCACTGCGGCATACCCGAACAAGACCTTCCCGTTTGGAAGCCGCGGTTCTCCGGAATCGCATGTCGCTCACTTCATGTCGCCACATGGCCGGTTCTTCTATTCCTGCACCACAGGCGGGAAGATCACGAGACGTAACGTTCCGTCACTCGAATACAATTATGGAGGCGTCTAATGAGCTATTGGGTCTACGTCATTAACGGTGTCCCGATCGACATCTCTGAACCTCTTGGTGATACGCCAGACGGCGCCTGGGAGGTCTATGACGACGCAACACACGGCAAGGTTTACCTGCCGAGAAACCACATTTTGTGGGACGTGCCGGTTCAGGTACGTCCTCGGATCATGAGCGATTTCATTGGTCGTGATACCTTCCTCTTTGAACTGTTTACAGATGTCGAATACGGCACACTCGACTTCCACGTTTCGGAGATTCCCAATAACGTCAACTTCGGCAACCCAACCCCTACGTTGGAAGAACAGACGTACCGCGCGCTCTCGATCGCCAGCCGCCAGTTGGAGAACGTGGAGAGTGTTCAGCGTTCGTCCAGCCGCGTGACAATGTTTCTGATGATCTGCCAGGGTCTAAAACTCTTCACCGAAGACCCTGCAACTCAACTTCGCCGCATGACAATGATCCAGTATGGCTGCGATCCGAACTAATCTCGACACCGGTTGGTATGAACGCCTTCCAGGCACGGACGATTATGACCTCGTTCGTGCAATCGCTTATGAAGGCGAATGGATATTCCCGCCTCACCGGTTCAATCTTTCCGTTCCTAAATGGCTGAGATGGATACAGTCGGCTCACGATCCACGTATGCTACGCGCAGCGGCGTGGCACGATCACTGGCTCAGACAAGGTATGGATCGAGCCACAGCAGCCGCTAAAGCTCGCCTCATAATGCGGGAAGATGGTGTTAGCGCTCAACGTGCATGGATGGCATTCTTCGGTATGCTGATCTGGACGGCGTTCGAATAGGGATTATCAGTCATCATTGAATGACTTCTCCACCTTTGATATAATAGATGCTCAAACTTAGGAGACTGCCGTGTCGGACGATAACGGACTGAACGATATCAAGACCGACGTGGCTCTCATTAAGCAGGAGATGCATCACCTGCGCGAGTCCGTAAGGTCGATCCACGCCATCTTCCGTTGGGGTTTGGTCGCCATCGTTACGTCGATCCTGACCGCGCTGATGAACATCGTAATTGGCGGAGATTTCATCAAATGAACGCAGCCTTTCTAGAAGATACGGCGCCAGAAGAATATCGGCGCAAAGGTATCCGACGCACTGTTGATCGCTGGACCCCCAAAAATGGCGGTGGGTGGATCATGATGCTCTTGGCAGCTCTTATGACGCTCCAGCTCGTCGTGCGTGGCGCTGCACACCTAAACCCGGCAGAGGCACAACCGAGTTATCAATTCGAACAGGTCTCTTACAGCGCTGAACTGACGAGAGACCATCAATGTCCCGCTCGCTAACCGATCTAAACCCAGAATTCTGCCAGCCTCTCGTTCGCTCGATGAAGGCGGCTGAGATCATAGGTGTCCATATGGTCCCCTATGAGACGCAACGAGACGTATGGCGTCAGGCAAAGCTCTGGCGCCAATCTCGTACCACCGCAAAAATCCGTGAGATGCTGAACTTCCTACGCGTGCAGGGAGCTGGATACCTTGCGGACGTGATTGAGAGCGTCGGACCTCAGAAAGGGAAATGGGCGACCAACGCCATTCCTGGCCTTTCTTGGCACCAGTGGGGTCTCGCGGCCGATCTCTACTGGGATAAGAACGGACACGAACCAGGCGGCGTCGAATGGATGGACCTCACCGGATATCGCCTTTTTGCAGAGATCGCGAAAATCCACGGCCTGACGTCCGGTTACTTCTGGAAGTCGCGTGACGCAGTTCATGTCCAATTGCCGATGGCCAACACTCCTAACATGACGATTGAGAAGATCTCGAAAGCCATGCAGGAACGCTACGGAGACGAGCACCCATGAAATTCTTTGATGAGAGAAGTGAGATCAAAACGATCGACGAGGGAGCGGCGCTAGCCATCTCTCAAGGTCTTCTGGAGTCTGAAGACGTCCGCTGGGCAGCGCGACGTCGCATGGCCGTGTGGTCCTTCCGTGTGCTCGTTCTGCTTACCTTTGCGATACTCGGGTACGCTTTCCTGGCGCCGGACGGTGTGGAGACCGCAAACGCGCTCCTGGGGATCATAACGTTCATGTATGGAACGTTCATGTCGATCATCGCGGGTTACTTCGGTGTGGACTGGAGAGCGAACAAAAAGGCCAATAAAGACAAAGCCGAAACACCGTAGTGTTCACGACACGTTTGCATTATTTCCACATAAGCAATTGTAAGTCATCTTTGACTATTCGTTTTTAATCAGAGCAACCCAAAATCAGAGGTAAATATGGCATCAGACTCCGTGAATATTCTGGAGCTAGCGAGAGCTTATAACGACATCGACACCTATCCAACACTGGAAACAGTGGCACAGGAATTCGGCATCGCCGTGAAGACGGTCAAAAACCGGATCGGTGTGATGCGCCGCGAAAACCCCGAAATTGAACTGATCAAGCGCTCGCTGATCGGTGGCCGCGATGAAGACGTGGCGATCTCAGAGAAGCCGGCGCTCTACATGCCGCACTGGACCTCCGAGCAATGTCTCGCCTGTCTTCGCGACATCGTCCTGCAAGAGCCGGATCGCGTCATCTCCCGTAACTACTTCAACAAAATCTCTGGCATCTCCGAGTCGACTTGGAACCGCTACTTCGGAACGTTCGAAGAATACAAGCGACAAGCCAGCATCAAGCTCTCGCGCGGTCCACGCGCGATGGAGCTGCACATCTCGAAGCACGCTTCGCGCGACTTCATGGACCCATTCAACGAGGAAAAACGCTCATACGCCGGCAAGTATGTGAAGGATCACCCAGGTCGCTTTAAGACCGTCGTGGTTGGCTCTGATTTCCACGACATCGACTGTGACCCGTTCGTGCGGCGCACATTCCTTGATACTTGTCGGCGTATCCAGCCGGAGTGTGTCTTCCTGAACGGTGACATGCTCGACCTTCCTGAGTTCGGCCGGTACAACGTCGATCCGCGCACATGGGACGTTCTCGGTCGCATCGAGTGGATGCACAAATTCCTCGGCGAGCTTCGTGAATCCTGTCCGGAAACCCACATCGTCTATCTGGAAGGCAATCACGAGTTCCGGATCATCCGTCACATGGCAGAGGCTACCCCTGCTCTACGCACGGTGCTTGGAGACCTGCACGGCTTCACAGTCGCATCCCTGTTGAAGTTGGACGAATACGAGATCGAGTATGTCGCCAAAGCGGACCTTCGCGCCTGGACGAACCGTGACGTGAAACGGGAGCTCCACTCGAACTCCTACTTGCTCTGGGGACAATTGCTCGGCGATCACTTCCCTGACGGTATCAAGCAGGGGATTCCCGGTTGGAACGGTCACCATCACCAGTTGAAGATCACACCGCTGTATAACCGGCGCTTTGGATCTTCGCAGTGGGTTCAACTTCCTTCCGGCCACGTCGGTAACGCTGAGTATTGCAACGGCGAGAAATGGAACACCGGTTTCATGGTTGTCCATGCTGACACCCACACCGGTCACTCAGTTTTCGAGCCGATCGAAGTTCGCGACTTCGCCTGTGTAGGCGGCGAATATTACTACCGACACGAGAATGAAGCTTGGTTCAAAGGTCAGACAACCTTCTGAGGCATAAATAAAATTTCCTTTCAAGTCGCGAATTGTAAGTCATAATTGACTATAATAGTTCAACCAGACTATGAAAGGGTGCCAATGTCCAAGAGCGGCAAAAATCGGGGGCGCCGCGAGCGCTCCCAGCCAGCTATTCTCGACCAACAATTTCATACTAGACCTAAGAAGGGAAAACAGTCCGCGATCAAACCCAAGACACCCGCTCAAAGTGCATATCTGAATGCCATTCGGACATCGACTTTGACATTTGGGATTGGTCCAGCAGGTACAGGCAAAACCTTTATCGCTGTATGTGAAGCGGCGGACATGCTCAGAGACGGTGAGATCGATAAGATCATCATTACACGGCCAGCGGTTGAAGCAGGCGAAAGCTTAGGATTTCTACCCGGCGAACTAGACGAAAAATTCGATCCTTATTTCGCTCCCGTCAAAGCAATCTTGGAAGAACGACTCGGCACAGGGCACCTAGAGTATTTCCTGAAGAGTTTGCAGATTGAAGCCAAGCCGCTCGCATTCATGCGAGGCACCACGTTTGAAAACGCATTCGTCATTCTCGATGAAGCGCAAAACACTACGCCAAAGCAGATGGAGATGTTCCTGACGCGGATCGGCAACCACACCAAAGTCGTCGTAGACGGCGATATCCGTCAGAAGGATATCCCAGGCAAGTCCGGTCTCGAAGACGCCATGAACCGATTTGGAGCGCGCCGCTGGTGTCGCTTGATTGAGTTCGACATGGAAGATGTGGTTCGCTCCGGCATCGCGAAAGAGATCGTCCTGGCGTACAACGGTGTCGAAGATCCCAGCCTGTCCGAAATGCCGGACTTTCTGAAGGATGAAGAATCTTGAATACCTAGGTGGCTTTTACGGTAGCGGTTTCCAGCCACAAACAACCGACGCCTTTTTGGCTCGCAATATCAAACCGCAAGATTGGGAAGTGATACCGGATTTATACCATACCAAATGGTTCGGGTATCGCTTCCTAACGCCTGGCCAATGTCTGTTTCTCTTCGCCGATCGATACCGTCAGGCGTATGGCTCAGTTCTCGGCCGGCCACACCTCAAAAAATTTAAAGGCACGGGTTTCCAGCGGCAGGATATGCTGACGCGGGGATCCAAATCGCACGTCGGAAGTCTCTTCCGCGCCATGTGCTTTTGCGACACGCTCGGAATTCCATACGACTTTTATTGTTCGAAGGTTATGGAGCACACTGAACGGCTTGGATGGACTAATCTTCCAACGCCGAACCAAATCCAGCACACGAGCTTCATGATCCACGTGCAGCAAGAGTGGAAAGAGCGTCTGAAGCTTGGCACCCTCATTCGGACGCAAGATCCCTATTACTTTCTGAACAACTATCTCGGCCACGCCTGGCAGGATGAGTACCAGAAGTGGTTGCTCGATCAGGCATTAGAGCGTCCGAACCCTAAGAACGCTCTTGCAAAAATCATGTTCGAAGAACCCCAGGTCAAACCGTCGTTCGCGGCGAAGTTTGTCGATATCGAGCGCATCAAACAAGCACGAAAGGTTGCAACAATTCCCACCGGCTAATTGTAATTAATTCTTGATAATCCAGCGCATTTCAATTATCAACATTAGCTGACAATACGGTGAAATATGACAGCAACCTACGAATTCGACGCCACGTTCCAACAGAAAGTTGTGGCTATGCTCCTACGCGACGAAGTGTTTGTCGCGCGCACAGAGGGGATCATCTTCCCCGAATATTTTGACTCTGAAGCTCATTCCTGGCTGGCCGACCTCGTCGATCGCCACTTCCGCAAGTATCGACAAATCCCTTCCGGCGCCGTCGTCACGAATGAAGTCCGCAAAGGTAAGGCTTCCGGACTTCTGAAGCCGGAGTTCGTGGACGACCTCAAGGAAGTTCTCAAATACGCTTACGCGAAGCCAGACCTCTCTAACCGCGACTATACGGTTGAAGCGGTGGCCGGTTTCGCTCGTGAGCGCGCCATCGAAGAAGGTCTGTTGCGATCAGCCGACATCATCGAAAAGAAAGGCGACTTCGAAGATATCCGGAAGATCATGGGCGAAGCGCTCGACGTTGGCTCCAATGATGGAGTGGAAGCGTTTGACGCGTCTGAGAACATTGCAGACCGCGCGGACCTTCGTGCCGCTAAACTCTCATCCACAAGTCTCGGATCAGGCATCACGACCGGATGGAAAGACCTCGACAACGCCATGTATCATAAAGGGTGGGGTCGAAAGGAACTCGCCTGCATTATGGGCGGCGCGAAGTCTGGTAAGTCGATCGCCTTGCAATACTTCGCGGTCAAAGCGGCCGAAGCAGGCTACAATGTCCTGTTTGTGTCGTGTGAGAACTCCGCCGAGATCACACTCGACCGGATGGATGCCAATATCAGTGACACTCGCATGGATGAACTGGCAACCAGTCCTGCGCGGGTGAAAGCTAAGGTCACGGACTTCTTTAAGAAATCTGGCATTCTGAAGGTACACGCATTTCCTAACGGTGTTGCGAAATGCTCGGACCTGCGCCGCCTTATCCGCAAGTATCAAAGCCAATCGGTGCTGTTCGATTTTCTCGTTGTAGACTACGCTGACGAGATGGCGCCGGAATTTCGCGAGAGCGAAGAGCGCTTCAATCTTCGCCAGATTTACCAAGGATTACGCCGCATCTGCGTCGAAGAAAACCTCGCCGGCTTAACCGCGACACAAACCAACCGTGCCGGCGGTAAAGCGAACGTGGCTACGAAGCATGACGTCGCTGAAGATATCAACAAAACCCGCCTGGTAGACCTGCTTATCTCGATCAACGCTGACGCCGATGAGAAAGCGCGTGGAGAGGTTCGGTTGTGGTTTGCGGCATCTCGTAACTCAGAAGACGAATGCGGCTTCCAGGCTAAGTGTAATCGCAGCACCATGCGCTTTGTCACAAAGATCATCGACAAGTTCTGATGGCTAAGCTCGACGATATCGAAGTCGCGGACATTCTCGATTATGAGGGGATCGAATATCGCGAGACATCAGGGAGCTCCGGTGAGCAGCTAAACCTTCGCGAATGTCCCACATGCGGCAACGCCAAGTACAAAGTCTACCTGAACGCTGAGACAGGCTTCGGAAACTGCTTTGTATGTGACACCAAGTTCAACCGCTGGACATTCCTGGCAGATTATCTTGGCACTCGAGATCGAAAAGCTATCCGCGACTTCATTTCCAAAATGTCGCGGGATCTCGGCTATCGTCCTAAGAAGAAGATGAAAGTTCTGGCCGAGACAGACGATCTCCAAGCCAAGCTTCCGCAAAGCATTCCTCTCCCCGATAGGAAAGGCAGGAACTCGCCTTATCTAGAAGAGCGCGGAATTACGGGTGAATACGCCAAGCGCTTCAACCTACGGCTCTGCCAGTATGGTGCGCACACCTACATCAAAGATGGCAAAGAGATCGACCAACGATTCGACGACCGAATCATCATCCCGGTTTTCGACCTCTATGGCGACCTGGTAACCTTCCAGGGTAGGGATATTAGTGGAAAATCTGATCGCAAATATCTGTTCCCGGCTCGCCTGCCGGCCACCGCTAGATACCTTTATAATGGTCACGAAGCGCTCGCTCTGCGAGCCACCGAAGTGATTCTATGTGAAGGTGCCTTTGACGTTATACCTGTAGCGAAGGCATGTGATCTCTACCCAGAGATGCACAAAGTTGTTCCGGTCGGTTCATTCGGTAAAGATTTGACCGATACGAAATCCGGTCCTGGCCAAGTCGATGCGCTACGGACGCTTAAACAGAAGGGCGCGTTGAAAGCAGTCACCATCATGTGGGATGGAGAACAGTCTGCATTACTGGCAGCATTGGATGCAGCCACGAAAATAAAAGGGATCGGGTTGAATGCAAAGATCGCGCTTCTCCCACAAGGTTGCGATCCAAACGAAGTAACTGTCACTCAAATCAGAGACAGTTACTTTAAAGCGCACAACTACTCTCGCCTGTTAGGTGTGAGATGGCGGACACACAACCCGTACAAATGATCTTGATTGTCACTCATCTTTGAGTATAGTCGCACTCGCAAGACGGAGTTGACAATGATCCATGTGATTCGCCAAAAGCAAATCATTACACCGAATCGGTTGATGGAATTGATCGTGTTTGAAGACAAAGACGAACAATTATTGGCGGCATACATGAAAGTTGGCCTGGCCAGACAACCGGTTAAGCTCCTGATGGGGAAAGACTATCGCGACTTCAAACGAGAGGATCGCGCCTTAGCTAACTGGAAGAAACGAGCCATATGGTTGCCTGGTAAAAAGATCAAAATCGAATCTACTTTAGCTGCAATTACAGCAGGTTATGATAATGACGACGAAAGTCTCGATCAGATGGCTGCTGAGTTTTCTGTCAAAGCGATCAAGGGATTAGCGTTCGTCCGGAAACAGGTTGAGACGCGTCCTCTCGCCGCCGCGAAAGCGGAAGTAGCGAGAGCCAAATATTTGGAAGTTAAAGAAGAACGAGAGCAATACTATGACGGCGTAGAAGGGTCTGGCCTGTTTTAGAATATTCACGAAAATCTATGTTATGTGGCAAACTATCGATCGCGGTAATGGTTTATTTACTTTCCGCGACCGATTGTATATCAGTGTTGACATTCAATCCAATTCCGGATTGATGTAAACAAGTTAGCACAAGGAGGGCGTCGCATGCCACGTGGTGTCGCAGGAAGACCACAGCAATCTATCAAGACGGGTGAAACATTCGCGCTCGCGGAGTGGTTCAACAAGAACGTTGATTTTCTTACTGAACTGACGAACGAAGAACTCGCAGAACAGCTCGGCTATACACGGCCGAATATCATCAGCATGTGGCGCACGGGACGCACCCGCATTCCGCTCGATCGGCTGACGAAGCTCTCAGAACTTTTGAAGGTGGATCTTTCCTTCCTTCTGCCGCTATGGGTGGAACAATACGGCGGTGCTGAAGCCTACACAGGTGTCATGAAGATACTCCAATCATCGGTCTCAGAAAGCGAGGCTAAATTGGTTGCAGCGGCACGTGAGCACACAAAGGGACGCGACTTCAAATTAAAGGCTGGTGCTGCCAAGCAGCTTGCCGACCTAATTACGCTGAGCTAATTGTAAGTCCCACTTGATAATCTCCGGTTGTCGTGCTTAATTGTAAGCACACGGTGACAATTCGGAGGCAAGTATGACTAAGAGACAATTCTCAGCCGAACAGGCAACCCTCGCAATCGAGAAAACCGCAAAGCTGTTGGCGCAAGAGAGTGTCAGTGTAACCACACGTGGCGCTCGCGCTTTCATCGAATGGCACCCATCCGGTGACATCAAGCGGATCAACCTACCAATGGTGCCTCGCGACGCTGACCAAGAGTTTTTGGACGCGCTGCAAGGCTTTTTGGATCATGAGGTAGGTCACGCTCTCAACACCGAGCCGCTGAAGGGTCGAGCGCTCG